TAGCAAACAAAAGCATTCACTATAGTCCCCACGTTAGATGTGTTCTGGTCTCCCGAATTTTGGTCAAAATACTTGAGAATTTTGTGTCTTTCATCGTCTATGGTGGTTCGAGCAGCGTTGTAGAAGCTGTCATCGGTCAAATCACGGATCTCCTGTTTGTAGAAAGCGTCGTGCTCATAAGCCTTATCGTAAATGTACCGTATAATAAACCGGCACCAGGCACTAACGGACCCGTCGAATCGAGCATAGTCCGTAGTGGACAAAACCATGTCCTTATTGTTGCAACATATCATTGCGACGCGTCTTGCGACATCTACAGGTGATTTTCCAAAGGCATACCAGCTATGGCGTTTGAGAACCGCCGTCATTGCATAGACATAGCCTGCGAAGCGCCACTTGTAGATACCCTTCCGAAGGGTGATGGGCCTGCTGTCGCCGCTTGTATCCTCGGCTTTCTGGAAAATCTCGGGAGCTGTGACACGGTCAGCGTCCGCGTCCTGTGCAACACAGTAATCGCTACGCTGAGCTGGGCGTGCCATCCGATCAATGACCTCTTGCTCCGACAAGGGGTGTAGTTCAGTGTGCGGATAGAGTAGGAACGTAGTAAACTCATCCAAGGGACCATAGGCCTGCTTAACAGCATCATCGTCCATACGACTCATGCTAGCTTCCTGAGGTCTCGTAATCCTGTTGGCAACACAACCTGCCATGTTCTCTTCAGTTCTCGCGGGGAAAATGGCTCCTTCGATAATTTGTTCGGGACCCAGGGCTTCCAGTCCAGTTGAGGGATTGTCGACATATCCGTCGCCCTCCTCATCAATGCCCATGTAGGTGGCGACATCATATTTCTGCCCTGCATCAGAGTCAGATTCGATCTTGTCGCTGGCTAATCTCACCTGGTGGGCATATCCTGACAGATGGAAAGCATACGGTATGGGCGTGTCGTCATACAGGTTATTGAAGTCTAGTCCATGGAGTGCAGCGTATATATTATTTGCCATTGCTTTGTTATGCGCGGCTACCTCCTTGTCCACAAAATCATAACCCATAGTGGTCATCAACTCCGTTATTCTGGGCACGGAGATTGGTACGACACCTGGTTTCGTCATTCTGGCGAGAACGTCTTGGAGTATATACTCCCATTCTCCCTCAGGTAATGTGAAACACTCGTAGCTTCCAAGTGTTGATATTCTACTGGTGGTCCCATCAGCGTCGAAAGAGCTGATGATAATTGTGTTGCCACTGACGTGATTCCTTCTGCGCAGACAGGCTTCGTCGCTGCTGAAGGTCGTCCCGATTGGCAACATGAGAACTAAAGATCGAGAGTTCAGGGCATCGTCGCAGGTGTAGCGATAAACTTTATAGGACACAGTAACTCCACGTGACGACACCCTGAATATATCTTCAGGATATGCCCATAGATGGTGTGCCCAAACCTTGCCACCTCTAACGGCTCCTATAACCCGTGAGTCAGTATCAAAGCGATACCTATACTCATCACACGTCCCAGCTGGGGCTATTGGGTCAAACGTGTAGAGCATAACGGGCACACTGGCCATGAGTATCTCATTCATATTGAAATAATAATCCCGGTCAATCAGACAGAGCATGTGATCTTGCTCCCAAGGGTCGGAATCTTTCCCATACAAATAAGGGTCATTAACATCTGCCATGTCAGTGTTGAAGCTGTAAGTGGATCCAGTAAGGCCAAGTTCTCCTATCCGTCGTGACTTTGCTGCAAAATATGGTCGCAGTCCAAAGTGTTGCGCAGCGATCGCGCACATCTCCACGGCATCGTTCCTAAGTCTAGAGGCATCACTGTGAGAGATGCTAGGCCTGTCCTCACTGCTCGTGTGCCTTAGCTTTGCGGCTAAGCCAGAGACATCATACCTCTTTCGTGCCCATCCGATCACTCTGATCATAGCGCTGAGCCACATGAGAAAAGTGGCGCTCTGTACTAGAGCGACAATCGTGACTAACAACACAAATAATCTGAGCGATAGGACGCCGACTATGGTGATTACGATGAACAAAATCAAGTGGAGAATGTCACCTATTAACCCGGTGAACAACTCGACGGTGGTCGCTATCAGTAACGCGATCCATGGGTTGACCAAGGTGCACCAACGTACGAACCAGGCCAACGCGAACTCTCTGCGGTTGTATGCACTACCCAGGCTGAGCTTAATAATCCGTGCAGTGGCCCAGTCGCCAAGTTTCTGCACGCTACGTTCAGCAGTGGTAACGCTCATTGTTTTGACGGTCTGGCATAAACTCCAGAAGCCCTCCTGCAATGACGCAGCCGTCGTTGTGATGTGATACCAGATGCAGACAATCAATCTACAAATGGCATCCCAGAACCATAAAACGGGTCCCAGGCACAGTGTTAGGGCATGTCTCGTTGACGCTAAGTAGTGATGCGTGATGTTGGGCGGGCGCATACCAGCCTCATCATCTAAGACGTAGGAACCGTCTGAATTGAGACTACGCATCTCTACATATCTAGGTTGTGCTTCTGCACTCATTGTGACGATAAGTCGTC